TGGAATTCGATGATGAACTTGATGCAAGCGCCTAAAAAAGATGGCAAAGGTTTCTTTAGACCTGCACCATTTACGCAACAGTACAGATTAAAAACTGTGTTGGAAAAAAACCAACTTGGTTCTTGGTATGGCTGGGAGATTACATCAGAGGGATTGGTTAATGATGAAAGCTTAGTAAACAGAGCTTACAAATTTAGACAATCTTTAATGAGCGGATCTGTAAAGGTGAAACACGGACAAGAAGAAGAGTCAGTTAAAACACCATTCTAATTATGGATTTTAAGAAAAACCTGGAGCAGTTTAAAAAGCTGTTCCAGGGTTCTGACACATATCATGGTCAATCTAAAAAGTTAGGTAAGCAAAGATCTGACGGAAAAGATGAATGGAGAAGTTGGATTAATCCAACTCCGATGACCGATCAAAATTGGATTGATCATTTAGAAGGCAAAGATAGTTTCGGCACTGTGCCTATAAGAGATGACTCAACAACAAGTTGGGGTGTGATAGACGTTGATAGATATAACATTGATCACAAAAAATTTATAAAAACGATTAGGGACAGAAAATACCCATTTGTCCCATACAGATCAAAATCAAACGGTTTACATTTAATTTTACATTTATCTGAGGCAGTGCCGGCAGCAGAGATGAGAAAGAAGATGATAGCAATAGCATCTGATCTTGGAGTAAATGATGCAAAGACAGATATTTTTCCTGCACAAGATACAGTAGATCTAACACCTGAGAAGTGGGATGATAAACAAAAAGGTCAATTCGTAAATCTCCCATATCATAACGCAAAGTTTGCAACAAGATGTGCTATGGATGATGAAGCTAATAGTTTAAGCTTTGAAAAGTATTTAGAATACACCAAAAAATTTATTATTACTAAAAAAGAATTTGAAAATTTAAAAACAGCTACTGATAAAGAAAATAAACAATGGCCTAATTGTGTAAATAAATTTATTAGAAATCAGATAAGAGAAGGTGAGGGTCGTAATGATGCTATGTTCAATGTTGGTGTCTTAGCTAAAAAATTAAATGATGATAAAGATTATTGGCACGAACATATGAGACAACTTAATAAAGAAATATGTGTGCCACCACTTAATCCTAAAGAATTAAATAAAGTAATATCTCAAGTAGAAAAACACGAATACTCTTATAAGTGTGGTACATCAGTGGCTAGAATGTATTGCAATGGCTCACAACAATGTGCAAAACGGAAATTTGGTATTGGTTTAAATGAAGCTATACCAGAGGTTGGTAAACTAATAAAAGTAAATTCTTATCCAGATCCTTATTGGTTGTTACCTATACAAGGTAAAATGGTAAAACTTGATACTAAACAATTATATCAACAACAATTATTAGGTGAACGTTTATTAAACTACGATATTGTTTGGAGACCACTTAGACCGTCCAAAAGAGATCCTGACCCTTACAGAGATTGGCTTGAAGAACTTTTAGCAAACAAACAAGACATGGAAGGTTTTGATGGCGAGGAAGAAAGAAAAGAAGTATTTAATACAAGGATAATCAAATTTTTCGAAGATACAGATATTATAACTGAGTTTGATCAAATAGAACATGATAACATTTGGCAAGAGGGGAATGAAATAAGATTTAAACTTGAAACATTTAGACAATTCATGAAAAAACAAGGGTATAACTGGTCGGAAAAAGATTGTACTATGTTTCTACAAGGGGGAGGATGTATTAAAAGTGCGAAGTTCCAAGGTACACAAGCGAGGCACTGGGTTGCAACGTTACCAAAACAAACACAACACAAAAACAAAAATGTCAAATTCAATAAAACTAAAACTCCGTGGGAAGACAATTAAATTTTTTGGTCCACCTGGAACAGGAAAAACTCACAGACTTTTAAAAAGAGTTAAAAGATTTTTAAAACTTGGTATATCGCCAGATGAGATTTGCTACATATCATTTACAAACAAAGCTATCGAAGAATGTTTAGATAGAGTTAGAAAAGAATTTAAAGGTTACGATGAAGAGGATTTTAAATATTTTAGAACCTTGCATAGTTTAGCTAGGCAACAGTTTTCTGAAATACCAGTGCTTGATCCTAAAGTTGACATGTTACAGTTTCACACACAGTACGGAACAGTAAAACTAAATTACAAACCAACGTGGGATGATAAAAAAGTTTACAACAATTGGTCTTTACAAATTTATGATAGAGCAAGAAATATTAAAATGGATCCAATAGAACTTTATAAAAAGGAACCAAGAAAAAGAGTTAGATTACAACAATTTAAATCTATTATAGCGGGTTATGAAAACTACAAAATGTATGAGTCTGAGCCAGGTAAATTTAAAAATGATCGTTTAGATTTTACGGACATGGTCCAAAAATATATAGACGTTGGATTACCAATACCATTTAAAATTTTAATGGTGGATGAAGCACAAGATCTTACACCTTTACAGTGGGACATGGTCGTAAAGTTAGCATTAAATTCTGACAAAGTTTATTTAGCTGGTGATGATGATCAAGCTATTTACGAATGGAATGGTGCTGATGTTACGTTCTTTCAAACTTTTCCAGGCACTGTAAAAATTTTACAAAAGTCTAGACGACTTAATAAAAAAGTACATTTCTTTTCGAAGTGTTTATTAAACGGTATGGAAGGACACCGTATCGAAAAAGAATTTACATCTAACGGAGAAGATGGAGAGATATATAAATGGAGCACATTAAAAAAAGTTCCGTGGAATATGAAAGGATCTTGGTTGGTGTTAGCTAGAATAAATGATGTTAAAAAAGAATTACAAGACGAAGTTAGAAAGATGGGTTTATATTTTCAAGATGTTAGAGGTAACAAGTCATACGATACTAATCAATGGCAAGCAATAAAAGACTGGGAGAAAATTTGTGATGGTGGATCTATTACGAGAGAGGAGGCATGTAACGTTTACAATTATTTATTAAACATAGATCATGGCTACCGATCAGCGGACAGCAAGAAGTGGAGCTTCGCACATCCTAAACAAGTATTTAGTTTTGAACAGTTACATTTGCAAGGTGGTATGGTCGAAGAAAAACAGCCATGGCAAGATGCTTTTAAAAGAAAATTCAAAGATAAGGATAAAGTTTATTTTAATAAATTAATGAATAATGAAATAGACTTAGATGATAAAGCTAAAATTATTATAGACACCATACACCAAGTAAAAGGCGGTGAAGCAGATAATGTATTAATATCAGCTAAGTGTAATTTTCCATCACACTTCGATAGAAAAAATTTGTTTGATAGAATAAAAGAATTAAGAGTTTGGTATACTGGTGTTACAAGAACAATTAACACTTTACATTTATTAGGAACAAATCATATTTATCATTTTCCCTTGTCTAAATACTATAAATTGTATAAAAGTAACTATGTCGGTTTTTAAAAAACAAGAAGGTGGATCTCACTATCAATCTTTTAAGATACAACCAGCACAATACTCAATAAAAAATAATTTACCGTGGCCTGAGGGTGAAGCTATAAAATATATAACGAGACACAAACTCAAAGGTGGTAAAAAAGATTTAGAAAAAGCTAAACACTGTATTGATATGATTATCGAAAGAGATTATGAAGAAGCGGTTGTTGATATTCATGCAGAAGATTCACATGCAGCAACTGAAGATTGGTCTGCAATGATAGCACAAATGCAAGACACAGGGAGAAAACATAGGAGAAAGAAGAAATGAAAAAAAATATTTTTATAGTTTACGATGAGGATAAAATAAAAACTATTAAATTAGATAAATTTTTAACAAAACTTAATCAACAATTATTTGAAAAAAAATGTTTTCTTAATAAACAAGACGCAAAACGTTATATTAAAGATCAAACAAAAACAAAAAGTTTTAAATTAATGTCATGAGTCATCAATTAAATTTTATTTATAATGATTCAGATTGGGTTGCTCCCTCTGAATATCCAGATCTTAGAGAAGCTAATGAAGTGGCTATTGACTTAGAGACTAAAGATACAGAACTTAAAAAACTAGGATCAGGTTGGGCTACAGGTAAAGGGCACATAGTTGGTTTTGCTGTAGCTGCTTTAGGCAAACAATGGTATTTTCCAATACATCACGATGCTGGCGGCAACATGGATTCTGCAGTTACAACGGCTTG